GCTTGCCACCTGCATTGTAGTTAATGAGGCTATCGATAAGATTACCGCAGTCCTCGTGAATGTAGCATCTTGGTCTATTGGCTTGGTCAATGTCTACATTAGGATTGTAGCTGAACCAGTCATCCAAAGCTGTGATGCCTTGTTCCTCCATCTTACCGTCGGATGGTAAAAAGCTTAGACCGAAGTCATAAAATGATGTAAAGAGGTCGTCATTGTTCTCATTCTCTCTAGCAAAGAAACGCGAGTCCCCAATTCTCTCGATTACCTCAATACCTAGGTCATCCTCAATCTCCTCAAATAACTCGCAGTACCCCTCAACATTTAGACCAATCTTCTTGGCTGCTGGGCCGTACTTCCATTTCGGGTCCCCGAACATAGCCCACTCGCCGTACGTATTGCGGTCCGGCCACTCCCTGCGGATGTATACCTCGCCATCCTTGTTCACCCCAGCCCAGATACAAGTATAGTTCCTTGCACCAGCGGGGTCAACCACCTGATAGCAGGTGAACTTGGACTTATCGGAAATGTCGGGGAACGTCATCTTGTATTTGTTTGGATTCTCATTGAGCACGTTTACCTCAGTATTGAAGTAAGGGAGCAGAGCATTGGCTGACTTCACGGGTAATCCGTACGCACGGACCTTTATCTCATCCTCTGGTCGCCCGGCTAGATCCTTCGCAATTCGCTCGTAACCACCGAAGGGGTTCTCGTCCGAATGCAGGTAGATCACAGCCGCATCACGGCTTGGACTGTACTGCTTAGTAGGAACCTCCTTGCCCCGTAACAGGGCGGCAGGTCTAGTCTCAAGGGTCTCTGCTCCCTTTAAATAGTCAGATATAAAAGGTGTATACCCGTCAATCGGGGTGAACCCAATCACCATCTTGGAATCCCGTGTAGCTAGTCGGAACCGTAGCGTATTTACCAAAGCAGCGTCACCTAGGTACTCGTCCAGCCAGGCTCCTATATTTGATTCATTCCCGGACTTGATACTACCCTTCTTGAACCCGAACTCGAAACCCTCAAGGATAGTGGAGTTATTACTGAACTGTGTATAAGTCTTGAAGTCCACTCGCGTCCTAGTGTCGGGGAATACAAACGAACTACCAGTAAAGCCATTCTGCATTGAATAGTTAATGTACCCGTCAATGCTCTTGGTCTTCTTCCTGAACTCCTTGGGCATCATCTCCCAGATAGCTGGCTGTTGTACCTTAATAGAGGTATCCGCATTCTGAGAAAAGCATACTATGTGTCCATCGAAGTTAGAACTCACAGCTTCCATAATCCGCTTCGCACAGCCCGTTGTTTTGCCACTACGATTCCCACCTAGTGCTAGCACCTCATTGTACTCCCTAAAGGAATCCGACATACGCTCCCAGCCAGGAAGGTCGAACCCATATCTAATAGGATCATCCGTAGCTGCCCGGATTCTGCCCTCGTGCGCCCTGTGTAGTTCTTCTAGTAGCTTGGGGTCAGCTTCTCCTAGAAGTACAATCTCCTCGTCCGTGGGCGGCTTGAGGATCGGGTGCTCTGTGAAATCAAGCATACTTAAAAAATGCAATCCTCATCGTCATCGTCATCCTCTATATCCTCGATCATCTCATCCCAGTCAAAGTCCCCGAAGTCCTGGTCCATATCATCCAGGGCCTCAGTCATTAGCATTCTGCCAATACGATAGTTCGTGTAATCATAGAATAAATCCCCATCCTCATCCATTACCACAAAAGCAAAGTTAGGAGAAATATCCCCTAGCATTCGACGGACGTGGTTAAAAGCAATATCTGGGTCAATGTCAGGTGTCCTATTCTTCATTTACTTCCCTTTGGTTGTTCGGTTTTAGGAGCCAAGGGTTTCTTGGACCAGTCAATATCGTCGTAGTTCTTACGCTGCTTCTCAGCATTGTGTCCCTTGCGGGGGCCGCTTCCTTTAGTACTCATTGTATTCCTCCAGTTTTAGCCGTGCTTTACCTCGTTCATAGAATGTGTCAGCTACGTATTGTTGATAGTAACCATTAGCTAAGCTAATACGAAACATAAGCTCAGCTACTTGATTAGCGGTAAGGTCATCGTGCTTAGTATCAATTGATACCTCTTCGTCGTGTCTCTTAATTGTTATCTTCATCTATCTCGATTATATCAGCTACCTTAGCTTCCTCTATACGCTTCCTAGCAGCAGCTATAGTCGCCTCGTAGTCATCCTGTGTGTACACCTTGCGGTCCTCAGTAATCTGCGTAGCTTCCCCTCTAGCCGTCATAGCCTCCCTTGAAGCATTGGACTTAGCTATGGATAACTCCTTGATGTCCTTGAACCCGACCTCCATCTCTGGATCATTCTCCAGGCGGTCGCGTACCTTATCAATTAAATCCTCCTCTAGGCTGCTTAGGTTCAGATAGTTCTTGGCCGCGATACGACCACTTAACTCCTTGAACGTACCCATATGGTCAGCGTAGTCCGTGAGTACACTAATAACAGTATCACGCTCGAAACCATAGTGACGTACCAGCCTAGTCTGGGAACTACCCGTACTGTACAAATAAAGCAACTTAGCTACCTTCGCGGGATCATAGACGCTCAAGCACTTGAGCTTTAAACCCCGCTTCTCATTAGCCACCTCGTGGATACTCTGCTGAATCTCGCTCAGTAAAGCCTCCTTCTCCTTCTCAGTTGCATTCATTTCCCGATCTTCCATACCAGTACCTCATCATTAGTTTTACTACTTGTCAAGTTAATATACTATTAGCATTGCTAATACATAAAAGAAAGTTCAGTATATACGTATACATTCCCAGATTTCGTGTTATACTCTGCGTACCATAAGGCAGCAACTTCATAAGACAGTTCAGTCCTAAACGTAATTCCTTTAATGAATATAAAATAAAGGGAATCATAAAAGAGAAGTCATAAACTGACATCTTATGGTACACGAGATTACTAGGGTTTCTATAAGTGCAGTCCTGGGATTGGTACTGGTGGGTAGAAGCCCCTTGAGGGGGTAATTTTTTTAAGGGGCTGTATATGTATATATATACAAACGTCGCGCTTCAACTTGACCCCCACCCCCCCTGTCTCGCGCGCCACGTGCTATACACGCGCGCCCAGGTGTAACGCCCGCGCGCGCCCGTGCGCTATTGTCCGGCTGCGACTTTGGCTTTGCTTTCGTGCGTGAGCTTGTTATTTCTTTTGCTATGAAGTGATGCATTCGCACGGCTATTGTTCGCACTGTCATTCGCCCAGGTCTATCTCTCTCCATCTCATATAGTGGAATGCTTTGACGGGTAAAAGTATTTGATTTTTTTTTAATATATACTTGACACCCTTTGATTTACCCGCATTGATAGGGTTTCACTCTTAACACATAAACAGTTCGCGGATCTGTAAAACTGCATTCAATAAATGAAAGCTATATGCAAGCAAATTACAAAGGACGTTGAAATCATCGGAAATGATCAGTCGATAGGCTGGGCAGCACGAAAAATAAAGGGGGGCAGCGTAATTAACTCTTGGACTTCAAAAGCGACAGCAAAAAAACGAGCAAAACTTATTCAGGAAGAGATTGACGCCGGATATAAAAAAGCGAATTAGTACACACCTAAAACAGTTTGCGGAACTGTAAAACCGCCTTTAATATATGAATAGAAACCAATGCATAAACGTAGTCCGCGCAATAAATGATACTCAGGCTATTAAAGGCCTTTTGACTGATTGCATCAATGAATCGCCGGCATCTTTAGAGAAGCGAGGAACTTGGCAATATTACGCTGAAAAGATGCTTTCTTATTTAGAAAGTGATTTATCAGGAAATCCGCCTTTTTCAATATTCGCGGAAAAAGGTAATAAGAAATTGCCATTTGCTGCCTTTTCTTCTTTAGCTCTGGCTGATTGCCCCGGAAAAGGTGATTGTGTTAACTTTTGTTATTCGCTACGCGCCTGGCGATACCCGGCTGCATTTTTCCGGCAGTTGCAAAACAGTTTACTTATGCGCCTGAATCCGGAAGTAATAGAAAAGGCATTCTTAAGCCTAAAGACTGGCCGGACTGTCCGGCTATTCGTTGACGGTGATTTTAAAGACGTTGCAACTTTAAAGATGTTTATGGAGCTATGCAAAGCGCGCCCTGATCTTAAAGTTTACGGGTATTCGAAAAGTTGGCTTGAATTCGTAAAGCTTGATTCAACCGGATATCAGTGGCCGTCGAATTATTTGACAAATGCGAGCTCAGGCAGCCGGCACGAACGCACCGGCCTTGCAAATGCTTTTCTAAGCTTGCCTGTGGTTCGCGGGGACTTCTTGGCTGTCAAAGTCGACAAAGCGCACATAAACAAAAGAGCATATCAGGATAAGACAAAAGCCGGCTCTAAAGAATACAGGCGCGACGTGCTGGCAAAGCTTAGGCAAATACAAACAAAGGCCTTCGCCTGTCCCGGAAATTGCGGGAATTGTCTACCACAAGGCCGTCACGCCTGTGGTTCAAAGGACTTCGCCGGTGTTGCGATCGGCATCGGGATTCACTAGGAAAAGAGAAGGCCGGCCGTCAAAGGCCGGCTTTTTTGTATCTACTCACAAGCAAGGCACGCCGAAAACCCCACTAGTGCACAAGGTTTGCCAGCTATAAGGCCACACAAGGCCTTTTGATTTGTGGCAAGGGTAATGACTAGGGAAAGACGCCGGCGAGCTAGGGAAGGCAAGCCAGGCAAGGAAATCTAGGGAAGGCCAGCCAGGCAAGGCAAGCAAGGCAAGCAAGGGAAGCGAGGGAAGGAAAGCAAGGGAAGCTAGGGAAGCAAGGGTAAAATATTTTAAAAATATATTTGACACGTAGTAAACAAAGGACTTTAACAGTAATTGAAGCACGGGAAAAGCCCGCTGTATAACACACATAAGAAAGGAAAACAATGGAAACTATAAAAGAAGTACTAATGACACGCGACAATATGACCGCGGAAGCTGCGGAAGATTTGATTGCGGAAGCACAAGCAGAGTTCGACAGCTTTATTGCTGAGGGTGACACCGAAAGCGCGGAGCAAATTTGCTCGGACTGGTTCGGACTTGAGCCGGACTTTTTAATCGAGTTATTTTAACACATAAGAAAGGAAAACAATGAAAATAGAAACTGCATTAAAAACATTCTCTCAGGATAGGCTGAAAGCTTGGGATGATCTAGTAGAACCAAAGCCGGAATGGGAGCTTTTTAAAAGGCTTTTACCCGCTTGCGATTGGAATTCGCTACTGGTTCACGAACGCTGGCTCAAACCTATACGCTTGAAGTTCAAGCAAACCCTTGACACGGAAGCTCCTTTGGAGCTACTCGATAGGTTTATTATATTCACAGAATGCGCTCCGGCGGATATGCTTTGTGATTGGGAAACTTGGGTAAACAGATAACACATAAGAAAGGAAAAAAATGGACACATACGAAACACTCATAGAAATGAACATAGCAACCGAAGAGGAAATTGCCCTTGTTACGTCAATCAATGGCAACAGCGAGGAAACTTACCTAGATAT